TACGGTCTCAACCAACTCAACCTTTACCTTAGGAGGTAAGGATTCATGTCTAGCAATTCTGAGCATAATAGCATCAGAATCTTGACAACTGAGTGTAGTGTATAGAAGTAAATCTAACATGGGATGAACGCTCCGTTCCGCGACTTACTTGCGTCCTAAGTAAAAGTACCATCGCACTGACCATCAACTTTTGACTTGAAATAACCTATGAGATTGTACTTCGATCGTTGATCGATGTCGTCCCTCATCTGAGTTTCAACCGCTAGTTGTAAGAACCTTTCACAAGACATGTGCCACCCATAGGGTGACGGATCGTGATGGGCTAAGGTCAGTGCCAATAGTATTGATACCATTGGATGAACGTACAGGTATTATATACCTTATGGATTATATAGTCAAGTAGTAATGTATCTTCTGATACATTTTAAAAAACCTTAGGGGTCAAAAATTTTGTGGAAAATTTTTTCCCCCAATTTTGGAATCACTTCTTCTTTTTGTTTTTGGGTGCTTCAACACCATACAGTTTGGGGTTGACCCTACCCTCAGTCTGGTTCATGGTCACGAAATCTTTCTTGTACTTGTCATAGTAATGGTCAAAGATTTCAGACTGCTTTGCTGCTGCAGCAATATCATAATGCGATACATCATCCACCTTATACTCAACTAAAAATGAGTTGTTAGGGAGATCACGATCTTCTGCAGGTTCTTGACCGCAGTCTTCAAATAAAATTTTCATAAGTTTCAAGAGCGGTTTCCCCACTGAATATCAGGATATGCTTGAGACACAATGTCTTTAGTAATTTTGTATTTGGATTCTAAATCTTTGTCCTTTACAAGGCAAAGAAGTTCTGCCTCCAGTGGGTGCAGACCCTGCAGGAGGTTAATGAACATTGACTCGCGACGAATACCATTCATAGCGTCATTACCACCTTTGATGAAGTGATAAAAGTTCTTACACTCACGACGAATAGTGGTTCGACCTTGCTGGTCTGACGTGCCGATAGAGAATGAACCCGTCTCATACATTTTACGGGTTGCAAGGTCAATCTTCTTACTCAGTGTGCCACTTGAAGTAGTTTGTTCCTCATAAGAAGAAAATGGAACTTCACCAGGAGGAAGAACACTGATAACACTTTCATCAAAGTTCCAGATGAAAAGCATCTTCAGTGATACATGCTCATGTTTCTTCAGAGCCTCAACTTTCTTAGCTGCTGAACGTTGCTTACTAACAAGGTCGAGAACTTCAAAAGCAAGAGGGTTCTTAGGCAACTCCAAAGATGCAGTTTGCCTTGGTTTTGCTGTAGTAGCAGGTTTTTTAGCCTTCGTCGTCGTGGCTTTCTTCGTTGTCGTCATAATAGTTTTCAAAGTTGAATGCAATAACCTCATCAGGAATCAAGTTGCCTTGATTATCAAACATTTCGGGGTGAGGTCTAGGTACTTCCCGATAGTTCATCATGTATTCTCTTGCAACCCATCCACCTATTAGTCCCACAACTAAAAACAATACGGTTAAGAAAGAACCGAAAACTAAACTTACTGCTAACATTGATTTTACCTCGGGAACTAAAGTTTCTTCCTTATACTCAAGGAAAATTCTAACTTGATGGTTACTTCCCGTTTGAAAAAGCAAACCATCTTGTCAAAAAGAATATGGATGTTTTTTGGTTGCCTTTTTACACCTCCACTAAGAATAAAATCAACACCACGATTTCCGTGATCTTTTGTTTTATTTATGTCAAGATTTGATAACTTGTTTTCTTTTGAGGAACCTGATTGTGTCAACACACCCTCCCAATAATTCTTCATCACAAAGGACTTGAGGAAACGTAGATCCCTGTCCAAACTTATCATAAAACTCAGACCTGGTAAAGTCCTCTTCTAAGGTGTAAACTTCGAAGTCATTACCAGTTAGTTCCATAACTTGCTTGACTTTATAACAATAAGGACAGTTTTCTTTTGAGTAAATTTTAAACTTCATCAATCGAAAAAGAATATGTGAAATAAACGTGAGTCTTCAAGAGTCTGTCCAAAGTATTTTGATGCTGCATGAATGTTTTGAGCATCAAAAATAAACAGTCTATTGAAAACGTTTCCAATGCTATCTATAAGATCGAACTTGGTGGAATCATAAAACCCACCATCAAATGCAGTTCTTATGTTAGCATCAGATGATTTCCTAGCACCATTCTTACTAGCAAATAGTGATGTGCCACAGTCATATGGCGCATCAGGCGTCAAGTATATCATAGCAGCCCAGGTTTGTCCATCGTGATGATAGACAAGACTATCTTGAGCAGTGCAATATTGAAACTTACCACACATACCATGAGATTCCCACTCACGGATCTGTATACCCATTATCTTTTCAAATGCTTCCTTAGTTCCAGGCAGAAAATATTGATGTCTAGTTCTACAACCTTTGTAATAGTCCTTTTCCTCAATAAACTCTTGCTTTAAGGCAAAGTTTCTCACAGACATTGGGTCTGCATAAAAGTCATCCACAACCCAGGTGGTCATTTGTGGATTTCTATTCAGTTTTAATGGAACATATCTCATGAGTTTTCGCAGGCAATGCTATGCAAATACTTACCATACCCACCAGTGTCAATATAGAAGTTTGTATTGACTAAGAAGTAAAGATCAGGAAATGGGATGGTTCTTTGTGGATCAACAAGACGCTCTGTCTGCATCTTCATCGTTTCATAGTCACCAAGTTCATTATAACACTCAGCAAGCCCTACGATGCTCTCATTGCGGCGTGGACACCAATCTTCTGCCTCAACAAAGAATGAAATGGCTTTCTCAAACTCCTGACTCTTACGATACATCTCACCAATACAATAAAGACTCATGTAAATCATTTCATTGACAAATGGTTCTTTAATATTTTTGTAGTTGTGTATCCATTCAAGATAATTTTCAAAATAGAAGATAGAACGTCTAGCGTATTCTTTAGTGTGAGTCATCCCAAGAGGATAATCACCAAGGTTTACCGCATCATAGTAACTCTTACCGATATACCAAAAGTGATATGGGTCTTCTAAAAGTTTACCGCCAGCAACTTGAGTCTTCTCAAGTTCTACAGCGTCTACAAGGAACTTATTAGGGTCTTCCCATGTAACACCATCATTGGTTATAACGTGCCTGAAACCAGGATCCAGGTTAAATGCATTGTGTTGAGCACCACTACGAAGATGGACAGTCTCATGGCGACGATCATGTTCAAAATACCAGTCCAACCTAGCATTCCAGAACCAAGTCCTGTAGTAGATAGACCCAGCACTTCTTGCAGTGATATTGAAGCACTCAAAGTTTGTATCGTTGATGGGAGACCAATCAAAGTCATCATCAACTTCTAACTGCTCATCAGCATCCATTCGCAGAATCCAGTCACATCCATGCTCAGCGTTAAGAGCAGTCTGAAGTGTATGGTCTCTGTTTATGC